CTGTTCACGTAGCTCACGAACTTAATAAACGATATCTTCATATGAAGTGGAGTGAAGCGTGGCAAGCTCATGTTGATGGGGAGACGTATAAAACGCCTTTTAATGTTCCTGAGCTTCCTGTTGATTTTACAACGTATGATTTAGAGTTTGTTCGTCGTAAGCATTTAGGTTTTTAAAATGTTTATCCGTCATGTTGTTGAGTCTGCCTGTCTATCTGTTGATGACGATCCGGCTGCGCAGAGTTTTTCAGATTGGGAGCTTGTGTGTGAAGCAGTTCTTTATGCTGCTAAAACTCAGTTAGATATTGATAATCCTTTTGCCAACGCCTTTCCTGGTGATCACTATCGTTTACTTTCTGGGTTGTTCCAATCTTTAGATAATAAATCACGTATTACGTCTATTGTTGATGTTGGAACGCATTATGGTACTGGAACAAGAGTTATGTTAGATTATGCACCTAAAGCTGCTGTAGCGACTTTTGATATTGCTCCCTGGGACAGCTACCCTAAAACTTTTTTAGAAAGCTCTGATTTTTCTAATAACGGAGGGCGATTGACTCAGTATTTAGCTGATTTAAAAGACCAAACTAAGTTTGAAGAGCACAAAACTCTACTAATGAACGCAGACTTTATTATGTGTGACGGCCCTAAGGATGGAGTATTTGAAGAGAATTTTATTTCTAAACTGTCTTCATTATCTTTTAACTTTAAGCGTCGATTTTTGTTTCTAGACGACATTCGTTTTCCTAGTGAAGCCTTGTTATGGCGAAGAATCCAAAGCCCAAAAATTGATTTAACTTCTTTTGGTCACTTCACAGGCAGCGGTTTAGTGAATATCAGCCGTGGCCTTGAGCTAGCACCTGCTTAGTATGACGTACTCAGTAAACGGTGAGTTTCCTTGTACAGGGTGTTCTCTGTGCTGCACGAACATTAGTAGCATTTATTTTAGTGCTCTAACTTATCCTAAAAGTTCTATTATGTACCGAGCTGCGGCTGCCTTTCCTTATTCCTGGGGGGTGGACGGTGCTTGTTTTATGTTACAGGAAGGTAAGTGTTCTGTGTATTCTCATAGACCTCTTCTGTGCAATATAAAAGAGATTACTCAAGAAATTGCTTTAGAATTAAATAAGACCAAAGAAGAAGTGTACGCTTTAACTGCTAATGCTTGTAACTCCTTGATATCCTCTCACGGCCTTGATCCTCGTTTTATGATTGACCCAGGTCAGTTTAATTAGGATGCCTTTTTATTCATCGCGTACCGCCGGAGGCAGATTAGTAAATAACCTAAAGTCGATACTTGATTCCAAAAGAATTTCTTCTTTTGGGCTTAGCAAGATCGCTGACCTCTCGCCAACGACAACCCGTAAGATTTACACAGATCCTGTATACATACCATCACCTGATGTGCTTGAGAAGCTTTGTACTTCTCTTAGTTGTGATCCTGGCGATCTATTAAAAATACAAGGTAAGATAGAAGAACTAGCCGTGGTGGGTTCCGGTGTTTTCTAAAGCCGATTACGAATTAGCTGCTCGTATTCTTGGCCTCCCTGTGCCGCAGACTCCGGCAGAAATGGCTGCCGCTACGCCTGCTACGGCTCAGATTGTTCGCCGCTTTGCCCAGGGTCTCCCTCCGATGCCGGGAATGGAGGCAGATGGTATTTATACCGGTGCTACGCGTTCATTGAACACGTACCCGGATAACACCATGCCTATGCAAAAGGCTCAATTAGCTTCTCGTTTACGGACTGAGCCTGAGCGACCTCACGAGGACGCCTACCTCATGGAGTTGATAGCGTCTTTAGATCCTGAGGAGTTTGATCTTATTCTTATGCTGCTAGAGCAGCTTGCCGAGCAGGAGGACGAGGAGTCAGATCGATTGTCCTCTCAGCGTCCTCTGGAGTACGACACTCCTAATCTTGGGTCTAACTACAGCGTATTAAATGCTCCGTCTTCGAACGGCATCGAGCCTTCTCGCGCTTACCAGCAGTTGAGCTGATGGAACTGAGTGAACGCCAGAGGCAGCTGAGAGAGCGCGATGTTCGCCGACTCTCTCCTGAGCAAGACCCGGCTACGTTTATGCGTCTGTATATAGAAAGCAACTTTCCACAGACACTTGCATATCCTTCGCCGCAACAGTCTGAGCGTGGTTTGAGTACAGATAACCAACAAGATGCTTTAAAATTAACCAAGAAACCCCTTAGTGGGACTAAGTACGACAATCCGGGGGGTTATTAATCGATGGCGCCACAAATCCCTGCAGCTGCTGTAGGTAAGCTCGGCGGTTTAACTCCCGGCGGTTTACTTCAGGAAGTCCTCGGCAGCCTCCTTGTTTCGGGCGGCATGGGCCTCGCGCAAGCTGTCACTGGCGGCTTGGAGCCTCCAGCTCCTCAAGGGAGCTCTGGAAGCAAATACATGATCACCTTGCAAGATGTCAAGGAGATCGAGAAATTTGTCGCTGGTGAAAACATGCGGCGTCAAGTCCTCAATATGCTTCCTGGCGGAGAGGATTTACCGATGCTGGACGCTCAAGATATTATCAACGAGCGCGAGGCTCAGCTTCGCATCTCCGCTGATGAAGCAGGTGCTCGTGAACTTGCAAAAGCTCAGGTCGCTATTCCTGTGGCAGCTATTCCCGCCCTTGCTCAGGCAGCTGGAACAGGATCTCAAGCTGCCTCAAATGTAGCTCAGCAGTTTCTCCAAAGTTACCTGTCTCGTCCTAATATTGATCCATCGCTTCAAACTGTCGCTCAGGGGATGTGATAAATGGCTCTTAATCCCTTGGTTCTGAATGCCCTAAAAAGTCTAGGTGTATTCGGCTTAGGTGCTGCTGGCACTGCTGCGGGTTCAGCTTTATTTGGTGAGTCCCCTGAACAAAGGACCACTAAACGCGCTGAAGAAGAAGCTGTGCGTGAAGCTCAGTTTCGACGGGATCTTGCTCTTGAGCGGGAGAAGCAAAAGTACGCGTTAGAGCAGATTCGCTTACAGACTGGGGCTAGTGAATCCCAGTCAGCTGCTCTGTTGGCGCAGTTACAAGGATCTAACGAGCTTCAAGCAAAGATTGCTCTCGCTAATTTAGATCCGAGTCTTTACGCGAGCCGGGCTGCAGTTGATCAAGCTAACTGGGAACGCTCTCAGGAGCTTAATCGCATCGCGGGCATGGAGCAGACCCGTGAGTTAACTCGCCGGAAGATTGAAGGAGACACAATCGCTGCTTGGCGTGGGATTACTGAAGCGCAGATTAATCGTGACGCCACGCTTGGGTTAGGCATGATGCAATTGGCTTATACCGCTGGTATGCCTAACCCTAATGTTCTTCAGGGTGGCGCAGCTCTAGCTGCTCAAGGCCGGTCGAGCTTTGGTACTCCTACTTCTGTTATTAGCTGACCATGGCGTTACCAGCAATTCTTGGACCTATTGCCGGAGCTGCCACTTCGTGGGGCTTAAATAATATTTTTGGCGGCGGTAGTAGCCAGCAATCCGACCCTTATAATCAATTTGCCGCTCAGTTAGCTGCACAGAATAGCGCGTTAACTGCGCTTTACCAGGGAGTTGGTTTAGCCCAAGGTGCATTCGCTGGAGCTCTAGGCCAAGAAGCTACGACTAAAGCTTCAGCTCAGCTGAGTATGCTTGCTGAAGCTCTTCAGCGAGCTCAGAAGGACGCTACTTTGCAAGCGTCTGTAGCGGGATATCAGTCAAAATTAGGTGGTGATACTCTATACAATCTAGGACAAGCAAAACTGGGAACTGAACTGCAGTCTCCTCAATTCTTGGCTCAAGCTGGTTCCGCTGCTCTTGCCGGCGAGAACCAATTAGCGAATCAGTTAGGAAGCACAAACCTGGGCGTTCGTGCCTACCAGGAGCAACTCCGTGGCGACATCGCCAAGAATCAAGCAGAAACTTTAAGCAGTATCGCATCTACTAGGGCGGACAACGAAGGTCGACTTGCTCTGGGTGCGCAACAGTTTGAATCTGGTTTTAACTTAGCTGAGCAGCAGTTCCGGCAATCTTCGCAATTAGGCGAACAGCAGTTCCGGCAGGCCGCTCAGTTGGGAGCGCAGCAGTATCAGCAAGCTGCTCAGTTAGATAAAGTACGGACACTTGGTGATTTAGCACGAACTAAAGCAGCTACCAAAGGACAGCTAGCTTTAAAACAGTTCGGAGCTAACCAAGCTCTTGCAGGTACACGAGCTTTTGCGTGATTAAATCAACTATTGGCGACTCAACTTCTGTTGGGGCCTGGCTAGGTTCTCTAGAAAAGTCCCAGCAGGACGCGTTTAAACACTACGCAAAAAACTCCACGAGCGACATCGAGGCTTATCTATACGCTCGTTTTTTAAAACCAAGTTATACCGGTTCAATATCCGATTTAACAGCGTGGATCCAAGAAAAGTACCCCAAAGAAGATCTACGGAAGGTTTTGCTTATTGAGATCGACTCGTTAAAAACTGACTTGCATAACGTAAGGCAAATGACCCTTACCGGCATGTTGGATCATGCAACTGCCGCCACGAAGATTGCTGTATTACAAAAGGAAATTCGTTCGCACATCCAAGTCGTGCGGCAAATTACAGATGGATTAGATCGGCGCGGTCTTTTACTTGCCGGAGCCGACCGCTGTATGCGTGAGCTTATGAATAGTTTTGAGGACGCACCGACAATATACGCGTTACTTGAAGATGCCTCTATGGTTATTTGGTCTACTATCGAGAAAGAGGAAAAGACTTAAGTTTGCGAAGGTAGGTCAAAGCCTACCTTCTGACCCGTTCTGGCTTTGTGGAGCAAACGAAATCTGAAAATCGTCTACCCAACGGGCTCCATTAAGGATAGCACGTTAAGCACAGGTGTTCTAAATATACCCATAAAGTAATCATTAACACCTAGTGACATAACTAAATCATCCTCGTCTTCTACAAAGCACCCAAACGGGAGAATGCAGGCAGGTTGATTCGAGATATCGTTCCCTACCGGATCGGTCCAAGTAACTAAGTCGTCGTTTGTTGAACCGATAAATAAAGGTTCCGTCGTCATTCTGACGATACGCGTGAGATCTTTGTCTAACGTGTAAGCACCAAGAGCGTATAGGAGGTATGGGCGACGATCCAGCTCGTGGCACATAAACTTCCAGTGATAGAAGACCAACCACTCGTCGTCAATTAAGACAGGCGCGGTTGAGTTGAACGTCGGGTGTTCGCCCGTCACTCTCTTGAGACATGTGGAATCAATAAACTTATCCGGCTCGTTTGGAGTTTTTATGACGAGTGGTTGGGTCGAGTACAAAAGTCGAAGGCTTTTGTTATCAGAGAAGAAACACCAATTTTTTTCTGCCTTACCTTCTTCTAAGTTTGAACCTACAGGAGGATAGAACTTATCTACCAGATTGCCGAATTCGTTAACAACACCTGTACATACTTTGGGCTTATTCAGCATCTTATGTTTTGTTGTGTCCCACTTTGTTGCGTATGTACTGGTCACAAACTGACAAAGCAGGTTGTCATCAGGAGAAACAAATATGCGTGGGTCTTCGTAACTCAGTCGATGGGGTTTGTCGATTAACTTACGAGGAGCGATAATTGTGTCGTCAGTAAGCAGCTGACCAATCCAGATATCAGTAGGAGTGTTGTTGTAATAAAAATACTTCATATCGTGCCTAAACACAAAGTGTTTTGGTTGGGATCTCCACGCGATCAACGTCGCTCCTTTGTGTTGAAGGACGCATGGACTGAAGTTAGCGAAACTATCACTAGGAAGACCAGAGATTATTTTTGTGAACGTTCCGCCTATGTCGTAAGCCTGGTCAAAGACTGAGGGGTAACCAGATTTACTCGGCGCAAAAGCTCGCTTTGTTGTGCTGTTGTAGTAAGTGCGGTAACGATGAAATTGTGTCACTTGTTGAGCTCCTCCATGGCTTTGTTAAAAGCTTCAGCGATCCGATCCCAACGATATGCTGGGTTTTGAGTGACCTTGAAGCACGCTTCAGCTGTAGCTTTGTAAAACTCTTTATCCGTGTACAGCTTTGTTAGTTTTGCGGCAGCGTCTTGTGTGCTAACGATGCCTCGCTCGACGCCTAAGTCTTTGTCGTAGATCCACGCTGCGACGTCTGCCAGTAGGGCGCTGTCTTTCCATATATCGGCAAACGACGTGTGGTTTGGCAGAACAAGCGGCTTTCGACACGAAGCTTGTTCAAACGGAACTAGGCCCCAGCCTTCTCCGTTTGCGGTGTTAATACCTACATCACATGCGTTATATATCAGATTGAGTAGTTCATCCGGCGGCGCGTTCATGTAATCAATATTGGCTGTAGTCATAACCAAACGTCCGTCAGCTGGTACGCTTCTCCGTTGCATTTCCGTTTCAAATATTGCTCGTACATCCCAACCAAGGTCTTTTTCGCTCATGTGCAGATACAGAAGAGTATCTGGTTTATCAACAGCAAACTCTGCAAAAGCTTTGATTGTTAGATCAATTTGCTTACGCGGTTGGTTCCGGTTTGCGTTGAGAACTATAAATTTATCTTCTGGCAGTCTCAAAGCTTTGCGAGCTTCGTTTTGAGAAATCGGATAAAATTTTCCGGCATCCAGCCCGTGGGGAACCACTCCAAGCAAGCGGGGTTGAACACCTTGAGCCATTAAACGGTGTGCTTGCTCCACCGTAAACGTGATTGCAAAATCCCAGTCTTGAATGTAGCCAAGCATCGAACTTACATAGTAGTTCGAGTCAATAGGGAAGTAAGCAATAAATTTAAACCTTAGAGAGTCTTTTAGGAGGTGTATGCGTTCCCAGACCTGGTTAACGACCCAGATATCGTTTAGACAGATAATAAAGTCTGGCTTTTCTTTTTCGACAACTTGAGGAAGTCGACCAATGCCGAATCGATCTGACGGGTTTGTAGCGCTAGCCGGATAAACTCGAAAAGGAAGGTCGTGCGGATCACCATTATAGTTAATTCCAAACGCTACAATCTCATGAGACTCTGCTAAGTGCTGTAGGATACTGTGTGTTACTCGGGCAAACCCCGTGTTTGAGAGGGTGTCGCCGTACCAAAGAATTTTCGCCATTTGGCAGTAGAATCTTGCCTATCAGTATACAGACACTTTCTTAATCGATATGCCTAGCAGAGAGACATTTGCTTACCGTCGCGCACTTAAACTCCGTGCAGCAAAAGCCGTGGATTCCGAGACGGGATCCATCGATAATATCTTTCTGCGTGCCTCAGATGATTTCCATACGTTCTGTACAATCATGGATAAGGCTCCAGCAGCCCATATGCTGGAGTGGCATAAACACCTTATAACAGGTGAGAGTAATAGATATCTATTAGATATAGCAGGACCTAACCTAGATATTTTGGCGCCTCGGGGTTCTGCCAAGTCTACAGTGCTTAATATGTTTACTGCATGGATCATAGGTCGTCATACTACTGCAGGATTGCCGTTGCAGATTATCTATTGTTCTTACAACATCGCCACGGCTATACCTAAGAGTCGGATCATCAAGCAGATTATCGACTCATCTACGTATAAAAAGATTTTTCCAAAGGTCCAGCTTCGGTCCGGTATGCAGTCTGATATTGGCTGGAGTATCGATTTTGATTACGCAGGCATCAGCCGTGTGGGCGATGAAGAATTTACCTTGCGTGCTGCGGGGCTTAGAGGTTCTATTACGTCTAAACGTGCTCACCTTGTTATTGTAGACGACCCTATTAAATCTAGTACTGACATTAAAAACCCTACTATTAGGGAAGAGATGAATAATAACTGGAGCTCCGTGATTGCACCGATTATTTTTGAAGGCGGTCGAGCTATTTGTCTGGGGACTCGATTCCATCCGTTAGATATTCATAAAACGATGTTTGTGCCTGATAAAGGCTGGAAGCAAGTTCAGCAAGAAGCCTTGACTTATGACGATGACGGTGAGGCTGTTAGTTACTGGCCTGAGCAGTGGAGTGTTGATTATTTATTAGGTCAGAAGGAACTCGATCCCGTAGCTTTTGCTTTCCAGTACCAGCAACAGCCTGTGATGACTTCTGACTTGGTGTTATCGCCAGATTTACTTATTAAAGGCGATGTCGTCACGGAGTTCGATAGTCTCGCTGTTGGAATTGATTTGTCGGCAAGCAAGAACGAAACCTCTGACTACACAGCATTTGTCCTGGGAGGTCGGTTAAAAGACAAGTACTATATTATTGACGCACATCAGGTGCGCTCTATAGGTAACCTTGAGAAAATAGATTTACTGTGCAAAATGCTTGTGGAGTGGGGGATACTTCAAGAAGATAATGATGGTAAATATTATCCGACATACTCGACTTGCTCTCTAGTCGTTGAGTCTGTCGCTTATCAAGCTTCTCTTGCCGCAGACCTTAGACGAGTCATGCTGAACGAGTGGGGACTAGGTAATCTACATATTCACGAAGTTAAAGGATTTAGAGGAGATAAGATAGCTAGATTTAGAGGAACTCTAGGTCTTCTAGAAAACAAGAAGGTGACGTTTAACAGATATCGTAAGTTTGATGTGTTGTTCGACCAGCTGATTAATATTGGTGCAACTTCTCACGACGATCTACTAGATGCTTACACGCACTTGGTTTGCTTTCTGCAGCGTCGAGGCAACTTCGAGATGGAGTACTGATGGAAGACCATAAATTTCTTGTTCTGATAACGGCGCATAACCCCCTTGCGCGATTTGACGCGTTACTTAAAACGCTGCGTGGCTACGAAGAAATTCCTGGTCAAATTGATGTGTTTATTTATATAGACTATGAGCACAGAGAAGATGAAAGTACTTTACGTGAGTTAGTAAATTCTAATGTCTCGTTTAACTCTTTAAGTATTATCGTAGCTTCTGAAGCCTGGCAGGGGTTTTCCCTCACCTGGGCTCATAAAGGTTTACTGCGAGAAGCCGTTTTAAACAATTATTACGACTTTTATATTTATACAGAGAACGATATGTGTTTTACTAGCGAAAACTTTATTTACTGGTTCCTATATAAAGACAGGTTAAAGAAGTTAAATCTTGAGCCTGGTTTCTGTCGGTACGAGACTTATAAGTCCAAGCTCGTGCCTTTTGATAATCACAAAGTATGGCAGCTCAACAGGGCCACGAGCGACGTGTGGGGCGACAGACCTTATCAAGTTGAGACTTATTTGACTCCACTGGACGATTGGTTTATTGGGTTCGCGTCCTTAGGCAACCCCTACATGGGGATGATGATCCTGGATCAAGAGATGGCTGAGAGGTATGTACATTCTCAAAGTTTCGATCCTGTACGAAGTTTTGAGCTAATCCAGTTTCGTTGCTGGCCGCTGGCTGACAGGAGTTCTATGGGGCTCGCGTTTGAAAACTTGCGGTTAGGGCAAGAGCACCGTCGAGTCGTTCCAATCGTTAAGGTGGGCGATAAAGTTCAGATAGCTCCTTTTGGGCTTATCGAGCATTGTGACACTAAGTACAGTTCGGAATTAGAAGATAAACTGGGACACACTCTCGATATTTCGGAGATGTTTGGGTATGCCTGAGCCTGAGTACATTCAACTGTCTTTCTCTGAGTTAGGTCTGCCTGCTCAGCAGGAGCTACATGACGCCGTTGAGCACCCGAAGCACTATACGCAGGGAGCTGTGGAAACCATTGATTATATGGAGTCGTGTTTAACGGCAGAAGAGTTCTGCGGAGCTTGCAAAATGAACGTATTAAAGTACGTCTCTAGAGAGAAACATAAGAATGGATTGGAAGATCTTAAAAAAGCTAGGTGGTACTTAAACCGACTTATTTCGTATTTGGAGAAGACTGGCGAAGGGCGTTAAGATAGACGAAACAGTCTCTCTATATGGATATTCGCGCCTTTGGCTCTGTGTATGGGCAGACTTCTATGCTGCCTTATGCGAGTGGCTTCGGCTGGGCTCCTGCTCAAGGTCGTAAAAATTTTGCCACTTGTCGGGCCATCTTTATTGAAGCTAAATCTACAAATAGTAAGGATTATTTGACCGTTGAGTTGTCTGATGCTCCTGGTCAGCAGGCCACGGCTGTTAACTTAGACGGCAATGACCTTATACCTATTGCTTGCACTGCTTTAATTAGCGGTAGTGTTAACGGTGTGTTTGTGCTTTACTAATGGATCCGTACACTCGCGCTGCTTTTGGTTTTGCTAAAGCATACCAAATGAATATGCGTGCTGCTGATGAACAGCGGCAGGCTAACCAACCCTCTAGCGATGCTTTTGCAGAAGGGCTTGCTGATGAGGAGCGGGACTACACTTACTCACCCAACCCTCAAGCACCCGCTCCTCCAAGTGAGCAATACACAGGGATGGAGACTGATGATGGCACAATTTTGGATCAGTCCAACGGAAACTCACTAAAGCGAGCAAAACAAAAAGCTACGAAGTACCTTCAACTCGGAGATTGAGTTAATATAGTACGACTCAGCTCTGCTTACAGTGCTCATAGACTGTTTTTCGTATTTTAACGAACGGGAGATTCTTGAGCTTCGCGTTCGAACTTTAGAAAATGATGTCGATGGGTTTTTAATCACGGACGCCAATCGGACCCACCGTGGGGAGGAGAAGCCGTTTACATGCTTAGAGACTATCCGTGAACTTGGGCTGCCTGAGGAAAAGATCCAGGTTCTGCATGTAGAGCTACCTTCTGTAGAAGAAGCTCCCGATCCCTGGATTCGAGAGCGAGGTCAGCGTGATGCGC